TGTTGAGAGTATCATACCAAAGCATGTTGGCATAAGTAGTGGATGGTGCAGAAGACCCAGAGGAAAGGCTTGCTAGTGCTTGTAGTGCATTATTAAGATCAGCCCTAAAGTTGGGTGTGGTCTGGTCTGCGATTATGTAATTATTTTGGCTCATGTGTTAAACTCCGCGATAGCTTTTAGTCCTGTCACCACAGGTGTAACGTCTTGTGACTGAGAGGTAAGTTCTACTCGGAACCTAAAGGCTCTACCATAGAAGTCCCCTGTCTTGAATTGTTGGTAATCACCCCAAGTTGGTGAACCAGAGGGGTCATCCTCAGTACTAGAGACAAAGAATTTGACATTTATATCTGAGTACCCGTCCCCTTGGGTCAAGTTATCAAACAAACCGGGGAGGTTGTCAAATGGCCCACGAAGATCATCAAACGTATCAGTGAGTACACTAATGCCACCTGTGCCGGGGGAGCCCCTTTGGACGTTAACTTCAATACGAATCCTAGCCCTTGTGGTAAGGGGAACCCCTCCTGTATTTAATTCTATGTAATCATTGAAATCATATGTTCCCGAGTTATCATCACCGGAACAGTCTTGTATAACAAGAGAACTACTAGAAACTGTTGTCCCACTTTTACTACCAAGGAAATCCGGGTCTTCTGTTTGTGTTAAGGCAGAATCAAAGTTTTCCAGAGCGGCTGGGGGAACAACAACAGATTCATACCCCGAAGAGGATATACCACTCTTATCAACTGCTTTAATGTGGTAAGTACCGGGCCTAGAGGGGACACTGACAGAAGATGCAGGGCGCGGAACCTTATCCACTGCCGTTGTAGCATTGGACCAACTGGCAGAAGGAGTAGAGCCGGGGAGTTCCGCTGAGTGCCTGATTATGTAGTAACTGAGGTCGAGATCAGTCACAGGCTCCCATTCCAACTGTGTAGTCGCACCATTAACTTCTGCTGTAAACTGTTCTATATCTGAAGGGGGTTGTAGTAGACCATTAGCATTAATAAGGTAGGCGTATGTCCACACCCCTTTAACACCGAAAGTGTTGATAGCTCTGGCCCTAATGTCGTAAAACCCGGTGTCTAGGTCAACAAGCCTGAATACACCCAGTTCCCCAGTTCCAACACTGGTATATACATCTTCCCCTGATTCCTTATATTCAACCTCTACCCTATCAACAGCTTCCGGCCTGCTAGTGGAAATTGTAGCGTTGATGACGTTTGTGAGTTTTTCCCTGATTACTCTTGTACTTGCTTCTGTGCTAATACCAACAGGAGGAACACTGAAGGCAGACTCAAGGGTAGTATTGTCCCGTTCATAAACTACACCATCATCAATCTCGTCAAAGACACTTTCGGAGATTTCCCTAAGTGTCATCTGAACCTGAAGGTCATACTCATCAACAAGACCAAAGGTCCAAGAAGTTACCTCAAACTCCTTAGAGTCCCATCCGAAACGATCTACACTAAGTCGAATAATATCACCAGTTTGGACCCGAAAGGCTTTAAGACCGAAGGATGCACTTACAGTAAGCTGTTGACGGTTACGCTCAAGAGAAACCCTAGCGATTCTACGGGCCTCAGAAGAATTATCCGTGAAAGGTAGCTCAAGGTCTAGGACACTTTCTTGACCATTGTCTGCATCAATAAACGCTTGATTATTAACCTCTGGGTAGTCAGTGACTTGCCAATTAGATTCTTCTCCTCGGAAAGTCCCTTTGATTCTGTTGAAATTATCACGGCGGGAGTGACGTGTCTTTACGGAAATACTGCTCCTCAGATCATCTTCTGTAAGTGTCACCGTAGGGGCAACATATTTAGCAGCCTTCATCCGCCACTTGCCTTGGGCATACCACAGAAGACCGCCCATAGAAGTGAGAAGGTCATTAAGAATATCTACGGGGGCTACATCGGTTACAAAAGCCCCATTGCAGGTGTATCTCTTGCTACCATCAAGGGTGTTGGTCTCTTCACAAGCATCAGCAGCAGCCCTGACCAAAGAGCCGTCGATATTATCTCTTGATTCACCGAGTCCATAGTCACCCTCTATATAATCCCTGATGCACAAGGCGGGGTTATCTGACCATTCTGTAGTCAGTGTCCTAGGGTCGAATACCTTCTTTCCTTTGATTGTAGCTGTTATGTCAGGTTCACCATTAGGGAAAACATCAGGATCAAATGCAAGCCTAACATACAAGTAAGCAATACCCCTAAGCCTGTGGTCAGGTGTCCACTCATCAATCTCATTCACAAGGTCTTCATCGGCCAGTTGGTCCTCAGAACCCAAGTGAGTATTAATCCGAACCTTACCGTTATACTTGGAACCGGCGACTTCCTTGGAAGGGCTTTGGGCTTTAGAGTCCAGTGTAGCAGACACAAACCTTTGGAAAGGTGCACTGAGAGTGAATACCTCTCCACCATCTATGGTTTTTGAGGCAGCAGCATTGAAAAGATCATTGAACTCTTGTTCATTAAGACTATCTCCAGCAGCATAGACAGCATCTGCCGTAGGAACATTGAACAACTTGAGTTCTACAGTCTCTTCAACAAAGTTGCCGTTTTCCGGTCTACCTTGCCTGATTTCACGGGTGTAGCTAATCACATGGTCTACACCACCGATTTCCACTACTTCATCGTCAAGATATACCTCGTCAAAAGATTCAACCTCATGACCAGCAAAAGCAACAACTCTATGGAGGTATCTGTTGTTGACACCCGTAGCCCCATCATAAACTATGACACCACCAACACGCATACGACCATAGATAATCTGTTGGTCTAGGGCAGACCCTCTGGTAGTGACTTGATACCCACGGTTAGCTCCTTGCGTCTTTGGCTTAGGGGCAAGGGCATTAAGGACAAGGCCAATGGCTGTACGCGCTAGGAATGACCCAAAAGCAGTCCCAAACAGGAAAGTCCCTGCCAAGGCCGTTCCTTTAGCAGCAATGGCACCCCCGACAGCCGTGGAGAGAGCCGCGCTTGCGATGGCTGTTTCAATACCCATTAATCAATGCTCCAGAATAAATCAGTTAGGGGGTTTAATTCGTACAAGACTAGCCCATTTTCTCCTACAAAATACCCATACCCGTCGTGACAGACCCCGTAAGAATATCCAGTAAGACCCTCAGTATCAGGTTTAGCTACAATACCCCCTTCAACGGGAAATGAGGTTCTGTAGTAGTACTTATCAAGAACACCCTCAAAGGTTTTGACATTAGAATCTCTGCAAATACGAAAGAGGGCTTTTACTGCTGTCTTAAAATCATGGAAGGGGTAGTCTTCAGGTTCAGCATAGGGTTTACCCCAGACTTCAGAAGTGTACTTTTGGATAAAGAGAACACAATCATGTTGACCCCTCTCCCAAGGTGTATCCTTGTGTTCCGTTAAGAAGCCCTTAACCTGCTGACCTTCCCCAAGGAACCCTTCTGTCTTGCAAGTCCTCAACAAAATCAAGCCCTCTGTCGTTTGGGTATTTTGACTTAAGATAGGAACTTGTGTACCTACGAACCCTGATACGTTCCAAGTCAATAAGTTTGTTCTCTACCTTAAGCTCAATCGTACTTGTGTCAGGTGTTTCCTCAATGTTCATCTCATCCATGTAACCAGAAAACACTTGGGTAAGATCTGTCTCTTGGGGTTCAAGAAATATCTGCCCACCACCCTCAAGCAAAATATAACTTCCGTTTTCTTGAAGAAGATTCCCCTTGGCAAACATACCAAAGTAGATATTGCTTACACGCCCTTGGTATGGTTCTTGTAGCGCGAGGGAAAGGACTTCACTAGGGACACCACTCAGAGTAATTGTCGCCCCTCTGACTGAAAGTTCTGTAGTTTCTTCAATGGCACTGACCGACAGCAATGAACCTGTACCAGTCCACTCTACACTATCATAAACAAGAGTCCCCAGACCTGTCCACAATCTAAGGGGATTCCCGTCAAACAAAAGTTCTATTGCAAAAAACGGATAAACTACATCATCTTCTAAACCACTGGAAACAGCTTCAGAAATATCACGTGTTGCCATTATCTTACCTCAGTTTGTGGAACCGTAGCATCACGAAATAGCCATCGGGAATATCCATCGGGTCGCCCGGCACCAGCCGCCCCTCGTGCCACAGCAGATCGTGTGTGCGCAGCGTCAGGGCCAGCTAATCGGCGTCATGTCCGCGACGGCCTCGACCACGGTCGGCATTTCGGCGGTCTTCGCCTCGACCTCGGCCAGTCGGGCATATGCCTCCTGCCAGACCTGATCGCGCCACGCGACGAATGCCTGCGCCTCGGCCTGCCATGTGGTGTTGGTGCTGGCCACGTAGCTGGCCAATGATGCAGCGTCGTTGTAACCACGGCCCTGAGCCGTGTTTTCGATCTCTGCGCTGATAGCGGCCACAATCGCAGCCTTGTTGGCCTCGTACCTCTCGGCGGCCTTGTCGTCGGCGGTCTTGATGTCCAGTGCGAATCTCATGCGATGTCCTCCGATGCCGGCTCAGGCTTGCGTGTCGCGGGGATGGCCACGGATCCGTTTGTCACGTTAACGATCCAGTGCGCCGGGTCTGTCGGTTGGTCATTGGCTGCCGTATCGCCCAGATGGACGCGCACGGTGCAATACAGCTCGCCGCCCTGCCGCGTGATCGTGCCTGTAAACGGGTGATCGTCGCCCTGCGGCGTTGCCTCCCCGCCCTCGGGCACGGCGGACAGGTCATATGGCGTGCCGTCAACGGTGAGCGTATCGCCGGAGACGCTGATTGCGGTTTCGGGCTGCCCGGGCAGGCCGCGCGTCGGGGAAAGTTTGATTTTCATGATGGTGTCTCCTTAGTACCAGCGGCCAATGGCGGTGAGGTAAGCCTTGAAGTCAACCGAGGTTGACGAAACATCTGCCGGGCGTACCGCTGCCAGCCCGAAATAACTGCCCGCAGAGATGTGCCGAACGTGACCGAAGGCCATTGTTTGAATTATTGAAAAATTATCAAAAGGCCCCTTGGGCATCGCCGTGACGCTCGGCGGGTCAATAAATGACGCGGGCCAACCCCCATCCACCGACGAGGTTCGATAGGGGGCGGCTCCGGTCCCGGCCCCGTTCGCTGTTATGGAACCCAGATCGCGCTCGACCCAGCAAATCTGCGTTCCATCCGCCAGCCGCACGTATACGCCGTTTGGGTTACTGCCGCTTTCGCCTACCGCCTTAAGGAACTCTTCGGCAGAGATTGATTTAGTAGTGTCAGTTGAAGAATCAACAATAGGGATTATATCATTTGAACTATCAACATCATCACCGATAATCTGAGGGAGTTCTGATATTTTCTTATCGACCATTAAGTAATTACCTCTATAGCTTCAAAACTAATGCTATACGCACTAGAGTTATTTATGGACCATGTTGATACATTTGATTTAAGCCTAAATACGCCTTTTGGGTCTATTAAACCTACTTGTGTTGCATCGGCAGGGGAATGACGTAAGCTGGGCCAAATATCCAAAGTCATCTTGCCAAGACTATCCGTACCAGCATCCACCAAGATCTGGTGCAAGTTTGCCCCTGACCCCGATCCTATTTGAATATAATCTCCAGCAAGAAGATAACCTTGGACATTAGCGGGGCCACCGTTGACAGAAAGTTCATCCCCCGCTTGATACCCACCGTCTACAAAAAGGTTAGTTATGGCCCCCTCCTCAAAGAGCAAGCTGCTTCCCCCCTCAAGCAAAAGTGAATCACCGTTTTCAAGAAGTATCTTACCTTCCGCAGGGGCGGTATAGTCCTTTGCTTTACCCCTTGGTGCAGTGTAATCAGGGTCCCCCAGTAGAAAAGTCCCTTGCTTGCCCCTGAGGGCAGTCAAAAAAGCCTTCCATTCAGCAGCAAGGTCCCTACGGACACGAGGGATATTTACAGAAGCCTCCCACCTTTGGCCGGGATGTGCGACTACTTGTTGTTTGTAGGTAAAGGGGGATTGAGAGGTAGCTACGGCATTAACAGCCCGAAGTTCTATAGACTCTATACCAATGGTAGTAGGGGTATCAATAGGATAAGAAATAGCCAAGATTATGCTCCTAGTAGTCTTGCTGCGCTACGTCAGCCAAATGTATTCCTAAAGGCACCGCCACGGTCACGTTGCTCCAAGACCTGTTTCTGTGTAAGTTGGGCAATCTTAGGGGCTTCTTGGGCGATAATACGCTTCACTGAGTCATCACCGTTAGCACTGAAACTAAATGTTTGGTTGATAACTACAGGTTGTTGGCTCCCTTCCGTCTGGACACCCAACTTACCATTCTTCCCACGCTTAAGGGGCATAATAGCTTCAGGACCAGCTTCCCCCATAACACCCAAACCGCCAGAGTGTTGAAACCCGGTTGGAGAAGTAACTACACCACCATTAGCATAGGCCGTTAGTTTACCCCCTTGTTCAAAAGCATTACCATTGGCCGAGAACAAAGCACTCGCAGCTTTACCCAAAAGCCCACCACCTGAACTCCCTTTCTCACCGAAAAGACCATCAAGAATAGGTTTAATAACCATTAACTCAAAGGCTTGCTTAAGAACCAAACGGGCCATATCCTTAAAGGCATCTCCAGCAGATTTACTACCATCTACAATAGACATGAAGGCATCCCCAAGGCT